CTTATGCGTAAGGAGTTCACTAGTCGTGGCTTTGATGGACGTAAGCTACGTTTGTCAAACATTGGACGTGATGATCGTTACCTGTGGAACCATTACAACGGCACTTCCAAGGAGAAGATGAAGCCACATAACTTAATTAAGTTTATGTATGGTCACCTCATTGAGGAAATGCTGTTGTTCCTTGTACGCATGTCAGGACATGAGGTTACGGATGAACAGAAAGTATGCGAAGTGGAAGGCATCGTTGGTCACATGGATTGCAAAATTGACGGTGTTGTCACTGACGTTAAGTCCACAAGCAGCTATGGCTTTAAAAAGTTCAAGGACGGTACATTGGCCTTTGACGACCCATTTGGTTATATAGACCAGATCAAAGCCTATGCACATTCCGAGGGCGCTACGGAGATCGGTTGGTTGGCAATGGACAAGCAGAACGGCCACCTAACGTATCTCAAGTATGACCTAGAGGACACTAATGCCCCTGTGTATGAAGTGCTTAAGGAGTCCATTGTTGACCGAGTACAATACATAAAAAAGTTAGTGGAGCAACCTCAGCCCCCAGCTTTCTGCAACGAGCCTATCGAAGACGGGAAATCTGGAAACTTAAAGCTCGCTACAGGTTGCTCGTATTGTCAGTTCAAGCAAGATTGTTATCCAAACTTAAGGGTCTTCTTGTACTCTACAGGACCAAGGTTCTTAACAAAGGTCGTAAATGAGCCTAAGGTACAGGAGATAAAGCTTGAGCAAATCGACTAAAAACTACGGTATCTATCGGTCAGGACTGGAGAAGAAGTTTGCTGAGTTGACACCTAGGGGTATGTTTAAGTTTGAACCTTTTAACATCCCCTACACAATCCACAGAAACTATAAGCCTGATTTTGTTTTTGATGATTACTTGATTGAGTGCAAAGGTTACTTTAGAGTTGGAGACACACAGAAGTACACCTCAATCAGGGACAGTTTATTATTTCAGGAGTTAATATTCGTGTTGTCAGATCCAAACAAAAAACTTAGGAAGGGAGCAAAGATGACTATGGGACAGTGGTGCGATAAGGAAGGTTTTAAACATTTCACTTTACAAACCGTTGATGATCTGTTAAAGTACATTAAGGATTCTAAAGATGTCATGGACTTTTGATGAGCTGAAGGACAAGGTTGCTAGAGCTTATGATGTAATCCTCCTGTGTGAAATACTTGAGATTTCCGAGGAGGACATACTTGACAGATTCGAGGACAGGTTCCTAAATAACATAGAAGTTTTTGAGGAGGAGATTGACAATGAAACTTAATGACGCAACACCAGAGCAGTGGGATGCAGTAACCAAACCTAAGCACTATAACACTGGAGGCATTGAAGCCATTGACTATATCAAGCAACAGTTAGGTGAGGGGTTTATTGAGTACTGTGAAGGCAACACCCTGAAGTACCTTCACCGATGGCGCTACAAGGAACACCCAGTGCAGGACTTACGTAAAGCTAAGTGGTATCTTGACAGAATGATTGAAGCAGTGGACGAGGTTGAGAATGGACTTTAATGAGTATCAAAAGAAAGCACAGGAAACAGCAATCTACACAGACCGTCTGTATCCTGTAACGTCACTAATGGTAGAGGCTGCTGAAGCGGCAGACCTCTTCATTAAACCTTTGCTACGTGGTGACGCTGTTGATATTGATCGTACTAAGGTGGTGTCTGAGCTTGGTGATGTGCTTTGGAATCTAGCTAATGTAGCAGCTGACCAAGGCTTAAAGCTAGAGGACATTGCTGTGTTCAACATAGAGAAACTTAAGTCACGTATGGCTCGTGGTGTCATCCAAGGTAGTGGAGGTGATCGTTAAACGCAACGCATGAGTTGCTCAGGCAATTTATATGGTGCTTTTAGTTGTCGGTAGTTATATACAATTACCTACATTTAGCAACAAGTATAAGTGTACACAACAAGCGAGGAATTGCACGACACAAAAAGCGAATATGTACACAATGGGCAAGAATCCGGACACAATGGTGTCTATGTGTACACAAAGTCGCCATTTTTGGACATTACTGTAGACTTATTCACGGTGATGCGCATCAGGCGGGGTTACTACAAACAACACCCTGCACGCTTAGCCCATGAAGACCCACTTTGTAAGTCCCACGGGTAGTTCCTATAAGCTACCCAGCCTGCAGGAGGGCAGATAACGCAGGATAAAGTTCGTAAGAGCGAGTG